GATGATATCCCACTATTAAATCAATTAGCTAGTGATTTGCGCAAAGGTCGTATTCCATCAAATAGAGCATTAAAGGAGATATCAGAACTTATATTAGCAAATGGAGAGCATGAAGATATTCCTGTGATACAAGCTAAAATTAAAAAATTTTTTGCTAGATTAAAGACAGTTGTCCCACGCAAGACGATTGAGGAGGCCAAAGCGATCATTGATGTCCCTCCTGCCGCTCCTGTCACAGAACTCCCTCAACACGTCGCAACGATTGAGCAAAAGCTGGAGGATTGCTTCTACGAAGGCTATAACCAACACGTTGCTGCCATCGCAAAGGCTGATTTTCTTCCTGCTCTACGCCAACTGCTCATTGACAATGAAGCCGTCATTGCGGGTGGATTCTTGCTCAATGCACTTGGACTCTACCCTGAAGCATCTAAGCAAGTGGACTTGGACGTCTATGTCCCTTGTCGCCACTTGAAGGGATTTAATCTCGTTTGGGCAAAGATTCTCAATGCGTCAAAGATTTCCCAATTCCAAAGCACTCACTACTGCAAATCCTTCTTGCGTAAGAACGGTATTCGTAGCGTTCAAAAGCTCCGTGCTGATGCTCCTATAAGCCCAGAGTGCCCAACGCAAGAGGTGGATATTATGGGAGTGCGTAATCGTCGCCCTGTTGTAGAAGTTGTAAAGAACTTTGACTTGACCTTTTGCCAAATCTGGTATGACGGTCGCAGTGTCTTTGCCACTCACCCCACACACATTGACAATAAGGTCGGTCTACTCCAAAAGGACTATGTGCGCACATTCCTCGCTGGAAATACATTCTTGAAGTATCGTCTCCACAAGTATCAAGAGCGTGGATTTCGTGTATTGCTGGACAGGGCTGGACTTGATAAACTAGAAGACAGCGATTTAACGGTAAAGAAATATCGAAGTGGAAATCGGCGTGATCCTGTTCAGTGGCGTGCTACATTTCCTAGATACAGTTTTTCGACTTCTGTGTTGGATACAAGGGAATATTCCAAGCTTGACCGTTCCTCTGATGAGTTTTTGAACCCTTTGCTCAAACATTATCTTCTTGAATACCTGATTACTGGAGAACTAAAGCTTGAAACCAACAGAACACGCGCATATACTGGAATGGAAATGAATATTGGAGCAATGACAAATACAGAAACATCAAAGGTGCTTCGTATAGGTGATGTAGGTAAGGCATTATATAAAGGAGAACCAATTGTAGACTTGACTACACTTGAGTATCTTGACCCTCTTGATGGATATGATTCTGAAGATATTGATACCGCACAAGATGCGACACTAACGCCCCTTCTTGCTGAGGGTATTCGTCGTGGAACACTCAAAGAGGTTGGAGCATTGGGTGGTCTTCCAGAAGACATTAAAGTCAAGAATATGCTATTTCGCTTTGTGTCAAATTGTTCAAATCCCTTTAAAGATGTTCCTCCAACAAACCCTTTGGAACTTCCAAATATATTTTTGGCTGGTGTTGAATATCAGACGTGGCAAGGAACACCTGAACAACGAGACTCTGAAAAGCGTAAGATGTATAAAGAAGCCACACCTGGTCCTTACGGTCATCCAGAAAAGAAGCGTGAAGATTGGGGCTATCCCATTGAAGTCGCTGAGAAATTTAATGAACCTGGCACTGTAAAATACATTGAAGATAAACTCTTTACCCTCCCCATCACAACAGCTGGAATGGATGTTCTAACACTAGATGATGTGGAACGAGTCTATCACCTTCACCAGCATAGCACTGATGATGCCATCGGCATTGAAGGACTCAAAGAGTATCTGGAAGCAAAGCGCCAACAACCCAATAAAGATGCGATTCCTTGCTACGCTTCGGCGAGTGGATGTACCCTCAATCTCACGATGAGTGAAATCCATGCTATTTGTAAGGCGGAAGGCCAAGTAGATTGGTATTTGGAGTTTGCCAAATGGGTTCCCCCTATGCCAAATACGGCACTTGGTGAACACGTGATTGACCGCGCAGCGGGTGAACCTGACCGCACTGCGACAGTTCAGGGTATTCTTCAAGATACAAAGATGGCAACAGACAACTGGGGTGAACAATACCACATCACAATGTGCCCTTTCTGTTTATCGTATATCGGCCGTGAAGAGGGGTGTATTTATGTCCAACACGCAAACTCTATTGGTGGTATTACACAATCTCCCAAGTGTTTGGGTAAGAATCTCGTATCTGAACTGTTTGACAAGTATACCGCAGAAATGAAACGCATTGTCGCCCAAAATCCACAAGGAATATTCGTCAATCCTACTGAACCGTTGGAAGTCTGTATTGAATGTGGTCGCCCTTGCTGTGGTCACTATCACTTTGATTTACAACCACGAATGGGTATTTTGATAGCTGGCTATAGTCGCTGTACTGGAGGTGGTCGTCGTGAGCTACTTGCTCGTGTCTTGGCTGTGCGTCAAACTCAGCGCGAGAATCCTGGAATGCCCCCTGCTGAACTCCACCGCCGTTGCGCTCTGGCAGCCGATGCCGCGTGGAATAATCAGGACCTCCTGGCCAAAGCTGATTTATTACTTGCTCGTCCCGTTGAACGTCGCAGAATAGAAAATCTAAATATTGTCATAGACGGCCGTCCATTCCCTCTGCCAAATGCGCCTCCTCGTATCAATGATGAAGAAGCCCCTCTAGGAGCCATTGGAAATGTCTTTGCTGGTGGTCTACGTAGTGACCAAAAGCGCCGTGTAGGAAAGCCTATGCTATGTCAACATGGATATGGCGATGGATACAAAGGCCGTCTAGAGAAGACTGCCAAGCGTAGACAGAGAGTGAAGAAAGGAACACGGAAAAATTGAATACATATTCTTCTGAATTAGACTATAGACAGAATGGCCTACATTCCTCCTAAGGGCAACTTCCTCTGGATTACGGATCTAATGGAGCGCTCCTTTGTAGAGGATGCCTACAGGGCACTTCAGCTTACTCCTGGTGCTGAAGAGTGGCTACGCACTGCCGAGCCTCCTGCCGACAAGGGATTTATGTGGTGGGACCATCCAATGGTCGCAGCACTAAAAGCAAATCTTGGTGAAGGGCACTCTGGCTCATCTGCTGCCTTCACCCTGCGCACAGCACAAGAGATGGCTAAAAAGGGATGGGATATCTGGGCAGTCGAAACACTCCTCGCTCAGCTCAAGCGAGCACACTCTGCGTCATCTCGATCATAGCATCAATACGTCCCTTGCGTAGATACGCAGGGTCTAGCGTATCAATGGTGTCTTTCGGTTCATTACTCGTCAGAATAAGCACCACATGTTTGTAGAAGGCCATATCGTCCAGGAAATTACACCACGTCGTCTTGTCATAGACTGACGTTGGTACTTTTTCATTCATCATCACTTGACCAGTATGAATCTTGCGCAGAAGCATGTTAGATTCTTCTAGAACAATCACAATAGGTCGCTCAGGGTCATCTGCGCGAGTTTCCACAAGAAGTCCATAAATATTATCGCCAGGATCCGTTGGATTAAAGCTGTGGCAGAATGCACCCTTGAGCTCTTTTGCTACAAGATATCCAACAGAACTCTTACCCGTTGCGGGTGGTCCTGACAAGAAGACAGCACATCGCTTCTTGGTAGTATACAGATCAAGAATACTTTTTATCACTGTAGACTGATCCCCTTTCGGCTGAAGGTCTGTCACGTTGAGCTTTAGATTACGATAGAAGAATTCCCTATAGCTACCAAGACGAGTGAATACCGTAATACTAATAGGGGTCTGTGGTTGGATAGATGGCTCATCTTCAGAATCAGGGGTATCTGAGGTAAGTGTGTGAGCTTCTTCGTGTAGAAGGGACTCAATATACTGAGTTCGTCCTACAATCACAATCGTCCACGAATCTCTCCAGCCACCTTCCATTGTGATAAGGGCCACACAACGCGGTGTAAGAAGGATGTCCTTAGGAAATTTTACACCTTTATAGATCATATGGGATGACGCAAACACCTTTTCACGGTCTAGTTGTTTGAGTACACGGTAGGTTGTCTCCTTATCTCCTGTGATGGTATATCGCGAAATACCAACAACGGAGAGCAAATAGAAGAGAAGAATACCGATATAATCACTATGATTATAGAAGAGATAGCCTAGCGCAAGGATCAAGGTATTATCTCCAAGATGAATCATTTTGCTGAGATAGTTAGTCATAGTTGGTTGGCCAATTTTTTTGTAAAAAATTGATTTTCGTGCTTAGAATGCAAAGAAATACCCAAAATGCTGTCTATTATTAGGAAGAAGCCGCGCATTCTGTTGAGAAAAATTGGTGCGGTTGGTGTAGGATCAATTAGACTGATGGAAACGACGGATAAGAAGGAATCGCTTAATCAACGTTCCCTAAAGGCATGGAAGGAAAAGGGAAATACGATTCCCAATTGTATTAATGAAGGATGTACACGTGAAGTCAGCATTCGGCACTGGTCAGCACAAGGCGACCCTTCTTTAAAAACAGAGTGTGCATGTTGTGCAGATAAGCGCAAAAAGGGACAGACGATTCCTGGAATCACATTCCACAAAAAGCACTTTTGCGAAAATAAGGATGGTGTTCTAGGATTCAAGTGCCCTGTTGATCCTGCGCGGTATGCCGAGTTCCCATCAGACATCTACCATATGGACCATCTGGATGGAAACCACCACAACAATACACGAGAAAATCTCAAGACCTTCTGTGCAATTTGCCACACACGCAAAGGAAAAGAGAGTGGTGATTTCAACGGCTTCAAGCAATCAAGCCGTATTCACAAAGCATAGAGCGTAGACTTCATCCACAAGCTTTTCCTTACTGTAGGTCTTGAAGGATTGGTTGTTATTGGTGAGCTGAAAGAGCACCTTTTTTGGTAGTTTGAGGAGCTTGGCCTTGCGCTGTTCCTCTGTAAGATTGGCGTATTCTACCATCGGTAACGTGACAGCTTGAAGGGGCTGTTTCTGAACGGCTGTGAGACGCTCTTCTGCGATGTCCATATACTCCTTGTGAAGTTCAAAGCCGATCGCCTTGCGATTCCACCTCACACTCGCCACCGCAGTTGTTCCTGAACCCATAAAGGGGTCGAGTACAGTATCACCCACAAAGGAATAGTATTTCACGAGCTGTTCTACGAGTTGCTCTGGATACGGAGCAGGATGATTCACTTTTGTCTCTGGATTAATCTTCCAAACATTCGTGCGCTCATAGTCATCTGCTACTCGGCTTTGCTCTGAAATGGTTGCATCATAGGAACGCACTATTTTGTCAATGAGATGCGTTGAAGGCTTCTGAAAGATGAAGATGTATTCATTGACCACATTCGGCTTGTAGGCGACCGGTTGGCGATGCTGGAAGAAACCACCATTACGATTCTTTGCCGCGCCTTCTGGTTTTGTCCACACAATGTCTTCCAGGAACTTCCACCCAATCTTCTCCATAAGAGGAACAAAGTGGAAGGCTAGAGGGATGCGCCGACTCTCACCGTTGCGACTTGGGCGCTGGACAAGAATATTGCTGAGATTCACCGCACACATTCGGCCTTCGTGTGTAATCTCATAAACTAGAGTGAAGACCTTTGTGAGAGTCTCAAGATATTCAGCATAGTCTGAGTAATTCACATAGTCTTTCACATTGAAATATGGTGGCGAAGTGACGGTAAGATGAACCTGCTTCTTCTGTTGCTTGAGGAGTTCCATTCCAGCCATACAACACATCTGACGAAGCGTGTAGGAATCTGCTGTTAGAGTGATGATGTCTGAGGGGAAGTCTGGAACTGGGGTTTGAGCTTGAGGTGGCGCAAGAAGTGCTACAAGTTCCTGTTTCGTCTTTGTGCTGTAGCCCTTGAGACCCTTATCCTTACAGAGAGTAAGTAGTTCTTTCCTTGTTTTGGTGTCCATTGGTGTGCTGAGACCATGCGACAATGAAGCGTCAATTTTTTAGACGGAGGAAAAAATTGAACCCAATCTATAGGTAGTAACTCCTACCCTCAAAAGATGTCGTCAAGTGGTAAGATGCGCCTTAAGATTATTCGTAAGCCTAAACAAACGGCGCCTTCAGAGAAACAAATGTCTGAAACGGTCAATCGAGGCACAGGTGCTGGGGGAGCAAAAACGAACCACAATGGCAAGAAGTTTGAGGCCAAGACTGATAACCTACCCAGACTTCTTGAACAGGGATTTACCAAAAAGGTGATTCCAGGTGCTACAGGTAAACAGTCTGTCTATCATGAGAAACAGATTGACGCCGATACATCAATTGTGTATATGACTCAGACAGCACTGAAGGCTTACTTTACTCACTTCTTTCACAAGGAAATGGTTCGGCAGCCAGATGAAGCGTATCTCTTTCGTACTGGAGACACATACAAGCTCTGTATTCTAGAGAAAAAGAACCAGAATACAACTGGCAGTGTTGACCAAAAGCTGGGTGTTGGTCAGTACCTGAAAGAAGAGTATGCAGAGTGTCTGGATGAACGATTCACCATTGAGTATGCCTTTTGCCTATCCTCCTTTCTCAAGAAGGACTATATCTCATCGCAGAAAAAGTATGAGATTATGCGAAAGCTTCACGCAAAAGACCACATCACAGTGCTCTTTGGAGATGACGAGAATTACTTTACAACCCTAGATACTTGGTTGGGATTTAATTAACACCTCTGTTGTCTTTGCATCAGGAGTTTTTGAATGGATGGCACGACGCACCGAAAGTTCTTTCGTTAGATACTTGGGAGAAGGGAATGCATCACGAACCAACTTGACATTGTGATTACTCAATAGAATGTTGGCTGACCGCTGAACAAGCGCATCACACAATGTGAACAGTTGTTTATGTTGGTCAAGACTGAAGCCATCTGCAACATAGCCAACAAAGGACTTGTCTGTTTCTGGAGCATACGGTGGGTCAAGATAGGCAAAGTCGCCAGCTGCAATAGAAGGAAGCACCTGCTCAAAGGACTTCACGCTAAAGACAACCGGTTGAATCAGCGCCGAGACCTCTCGCAAATGCGCTTCGTCGAGAATACCAGGATTCTTATAATGCCCAAAGGGAACATTAAATCCATTGGGTCCCTCACGATACACACCACGAAAGCATGTCTTGTTCAGAAAGAGGAGCATTGCTGACCCTTTGACACTCAGTTTTTCTTCTTTAGTCAGACTATTAAACTTCTTACGAATCCAATAATAATAGGATTCTTGAGAGGTCGTTGACTGTGCTTCAGAAGGTGCACGGTGAATCTCAGTTCCTGTAATTGCCTCAAAGGCTTGACGCAAGAGCAAACATTCATTCCATAGTTCCGTAGGATTTGATTGAATTGTCTTATACAGTGCAATCAAGTTTGCATTGACATCACTTGCATGGACGGTACCACGAATGGTCAGTTTACCAGCTTTTTTCCAGGATAGAACACCAAGAAGAACACTTCCTCCTCCTAGAAATGGTTCATAGTAGTTGTTCATTTCTTTAGGAAAGTTGGTCAGGACTT